AATCCAGCACCGCCAGCACCACCAAATCCGCTACCATCATTACCAGCGTTGTAGGCAAATCCAGGACCAAATGAACCCGAAGTGCCGCCAGGAAATCCCCCGCCAGCACCACCACCAGCTCCATTCCAAGCTCCACCAGATCCAGAATTCTGTCCAGCAGCGCCATTAGATCCGCCACTAGTGTTAATATTAGAAGATGTTAGTCCAGGAGCATCAGTATCACCACTATAACAAATACACGCTCCTCCTCCACCACCGCCAGCACCAGCTAATACAGTATTACCAATACGAATAGCAGAAGCACCGCCACCGCCGCCACCTCCACCAGCATTCCATCCACTACTACTATCCTGGGAATTATTATTACCACCACGTCCACCATTCCAATATCCACCACCACCATTAGCGCCAGAATCTCCAAAACATCTAGATCCATTGCCACCCATCGTTAAGGTGAGTGTTGAACCTACAACTCCAGTTAAAGTTCCAGATATTTTTTGTCCTCTAGCACCAGCAGCGCCACTAGTATTGACACGAGTGCTGGCAGGACCACCCTGACCACCTTTACCACCATGAATAATATATGTAACATTAGCAGCATCCGAAGGAATAGCATATGTAGTGCTAGAAGTAAACGTTTGAGTAGTTGTCATTTTAGATCTGCCTTACTTTTGTCCAATCATTATCTTGATTAATGTCAACTAATATAGGATAATCAGATTTAATCTCCACCGGAATATCTATATCATCGATTATATACATCTCGGATAAAATTTCTGTTTCTGGTGTATAGACAGGATCTTGATCTTTTAACTTTTCGTCAGTTTCATCGACAATAAAATTATCTGGTGTTTCATCAATAATAACAACAATAGGTTCTTCATCCACAAAAGAACCACCACTTCCTTCTCCACTTAATCTTACAATAATTGATCTAGGACCAAAATTATCCCATTGAGGAGAGTATGAAATAGTTCCATTTGCGGATGCATTAGTGCTACCAGTTTCTGCAGAACCCGCCGTTGTTAAAACAACAGTTTCTTTTAGTACAGATGTTCCATCATTAGGACCAGCGATATATCCAGAATTAAAAAATTCAAGTTTTAAACTTGTGTTAGCATATTTTGTTTTATATTTAACATTAAAAGAACCAGAACCATAATTAATTTGAGAAGGTACAGTGAATTCTTCAATAATTGGTGCCGAAATTACAACTATTGTTACTGATGCTTCTGGATTAAATGAAACTAAATCAGAATTTGATGTATTGTATCCTTCAGCTGTATATGTTGTTGTGACTGTAGGAGTAACAGTAGAATTACTTTCTAAATTACCGTTAGTAATATCGCCATTCGTTGGCCATCTAATAGCATCAGCATCACCATCTGTTCTCCAACTTAATATAGCATTTGGAGCTGTTGGTGTACATAGATATCTATTACTGGTGAGATAAACTTGAGGAAAAATAGTTTCAGTTAATTCGATTCTTGCTGCTATTCCATCATCACACCCACCATTAGTTCCACCTCCAGATCCTGCAGCACCAACAACTGCCGGTGCAAATGTTCCAAGAGTATAATCTGTTGTTGCTTCAAATGTTTCATAAGATATAGTACCATAAGCAACAGCAGCTCCTCCACCACCTCTGCCCGTAGCACCTGGTTTAAGACCCGTAGCTGTAACAGAAAAATCTCGAATATAACTATTACTACCATATGAGTCCCCCGAATCAATACTGGTTTGAAACCAAATATTAATCCCACTTGCCGTTTTATTGTTAGTTCCATTCAAACTATAGGGAGCTCCAGCAGTGCCACCACCAGCAGCTGTTGTTCCAGATGTAGTAATCGAGATGGTCCAACTATTATTTGCAAAAGGAGCAGTAAAAGACAGACTATAATATTTTCCAGATGCAGGTGTCAATACTTTGCCAACTGATTCTGCAGCTGGATTTTGATAATTTAGAGTAATATCAGCAGTGGAACCAGATGCACTAAAATTATGAACATTAGTCGTGTTGTTAAAAAAGTGAGTAGATGAAGAAGTATATGTATTAAATCCACTAGATCCATTTCCACCGTCTTTTTTAACAGTACCAATATATGCACCAATGCCACCAGTGGCCAGCGATCCACGATTTCCATTTGCAGAAGATACAGAAGTTCCAGCACCAGACCAAGCAAATCCTTCTGTAGCTACTCCTCCCTGTCCACCAGCATTTTTTGCAGTAACTCCTCCGCCAACACCTCCGGTTAAAGTAAATCCCAAAAAACTAGTTTCTCCGCCACTAGTTCCCGCTGTTGTAGTTAATGTAGTATTACCTTGAATATTTTCTCCTCCGCCACTAGCACCATACATCTTAAAAGATAAACTATAGATATAAGGATCTATAGTATAACCACTAGTAGAGGAAGTAGAAGTAATAGTAGATGTGCGTGGCATTTTTAAAATTTGATAATATATTCTACAAGAATAAATGGAGTGACCAAATCATTTAGTGTTACTTGATCTGAAACATCTACATCAATTGTTGCGGCAACACTAGACATATCAATTTCTTGCTGAGGATGTGAATATGTAAAATTTGAATTATAACTGTTTGGAGTTGTAATGTTATGTTTATGCTTTGATACTGTCTCCCATTGTCTACTAAATCCAAACTGATGACCAGCTCCACTATTTGCTATTTTCTGTGCATAATCTTTACCACCAAAGAAAGATGTCGCATGATTATCACTATGATTTAAATACACAGTATTAGTAGTATTATGTGCATGTCCCTGGAAGTTATCGATATTCAATGTAGTTTCTGAAGTTTCGCGTTCTACATTATATCTTGGATTACCAAGCATATTAACAGTTCCACTTTGTGCAAGTTGCATATTTCCACTATATTGTGCTGTAATCGTATTTCCAAAATTAGATGTTACTTCAATTTGAGGACCAACTCTGTTCGTAACTACATTGGATGTACCTCCGGTATCAACAAAATCATTATTATACAAACCAGTTCCTCTACCACCAATAATAACTTTAGATCCTAAATCTGGTAATTGAAATTGCCCCAACTCATTGATACTAGGATCCGCTGCTCTAATATTAGCACCATCTCTAGCAAATCTAGTTTCTTCACCAACTCCTAAAATTTGTGCAAGATTATAATAATCCTTAGCATTTAAAATACTTCCATCACATCTAAGATATCCAGCAGGAATTTGTGCTTTAAATTGTGAAGATGTTGGACTATTACTGGATCCTAAACTAGGAGAAGAATGCACTAAAATTTGTCCTGTACACCCTCCATATCTTGCTCTCTCGTTTGTATAATTTGCCATTTTAGTATGCCCTGATGATGTATACGCAAGTTAATGTTGGTTGTGCTGTATTCATATTAATTTGTAAAGAACCAGCGTTGCTAGCATTATCAAGAGTAGCATTAGGAACGTTCAAAGAAGAATTCAATCTAGGTTGAGGTTTCAAACTATTTTGATCAAAAACGACCTGAAATGGGTCATGTACGTGTGCCTGTATAGCGTCATCCAAGAAATCAGATCCTTCATTACTCACAAACGTTCCATATGCACCCGCTGATAGTTGATCGGGATAATAATTTCTAAATCCATCAGGAATAGTAAAAACTTCACCAAAAAGACCATATGGAATCTCATCATCTTGTGAAAGAATAGGTCTACCGCTAGATGGTGTTGATGGTAATGGTTGCCATTCTCCCCATACTGCAAGCGGACTATCCGAAAGATTACCAGCTGACAAGTTAATTGGAGGATTTTCTGAGTTAATTCTACCAACCATCCTTCCAGGACTGCCTCCACCAAAACCACTATACCCTTCTGAAACAACTTCAGCTAAAGAACCGTTATCAACCAATTCTGAATCTTCTCTATACCATTCCAAACCAATTCTAACGGTATCAACACTATCACCAAAAAGGTCGAGAATATCACTAGTCTCATCATATGCTGCATAATTAACGGTCATTGTTATATTATCATATGGTATAACACCTAGACCGGGACGTTGTGATGTAGGACTTCCAATAGTTTCATATGTTCCGGGGTGTTGATGATTTCTGATATGTTGATGTCCTAGTTTTCGTCCACCAATAAAAATTGATCTTTCTCCCTGTCCAGGAACTGCTTCATTTCCACTAATTGCTCCAACGTAATCATTTCTATCATTAAGTGTAAAAACAACATCTGTAGTTACATCGTTAAAAACAGTATTAATACCATTATCTGTATTTTCGCCAATAAATGGTTCAATTAATGGTCTAGCACCAGTATCAGTATCAATAACATTTCCCGTTCCGCCAGCACCAGCTGGTGCAAAATATGATCCTTCGATATC